GTGCGCTTGGGTATAGACATAATGAAACGCCACAAACTATATATCCTCAAAGACTCCGTTAACGCACAAAAGGAATTTAGGAACTACAGATGGGAGGTAGACCGCAACGGAGTCCAACTTAGTAAACCCTTAGATAAAAACAACCACTTAATCGACGCAGTTAGATACGTATGTATTAATCGTATCGGAACGTCTTATAGTGGAAAATATTACATATCGTGAAAATAACCGTACCCGACTCACTGGCTGACATAACCGTTAAGCAATACAAACAACTTGCAGATATAGAATTTAAAGAAGACTCTACCGAGTGGATAATAGAAAGCATCTCGTTACTATGTGGCCTAACCAAAGAACAAGTAGGGACTCTTACTATGCCCGAAGTGGAGAAGATAAGTAAGATAATATCCCGACTCAATAACGCCGATAAGAACAACCAAGAGCTTAGTACAAAAATAAAATATAAGGGTAAGAAGTACGGCTTCCACCCGAACCTATCCAAGTTAACGGTGGGCGAGTTTGCCGATTTAGAAACGTTTTGCGGGGGTGGGTTCTTTGATAACTTGAATGAGATTCTAAGTATCCTATATCGTCCGATCAAAACAGAGGGGGGCGATTTCTACACGATAGAGAAATACAAGGGGGACGTCTTCCCCAACTACTGGGACAATTTAAAGATGGACGTCGTAATGGGGGCCGTCAATTTTTTTTTGTCTATAGGCGTGACCTTAACGAAAGATTTAGCCAACTCTTTACTGGTGGAGGGGGAGGGGACTTGATGTCTGAGAAGTGGGGGTTTTATGTTATCATTCATTCCCTTGCGGGGGGTGACCCCTTAAAAATAGAAGCAGCCACAGAAATAGAAATAGAATCGGCCTTTACATATCTATCTTATGAACAAGACAAGGGAAGACAAAACAAATCCCCCGACGTAGACCAATACAGATGAAATCATACGTACAAATAGTAGACACGCTTCAGGCCATAGCCGACAAGCACTTAATCCTTCAACACTTCCACGCGGGGCCTTTAGACGAAGTAGACATAGGGAAGTTAGACCAAACACAATACCCGTTTCTTTATTGCGAAATCTTAGGGGTAAGTATTGACAATGGAATACTATCCTACGACCTCGAACTACTTGTAGCCGATATGATTAAACCCGACCTAACAGACCGCAACCAGGTCTATAGTGACACCTTGCAGATTCTCCACGACGTCTTAGATATGTTCATACAATCTTTGGCAAATACCAACACGACGGTTGACGACGACTACAAAGCCGAACTACCCCTTACGTGTACACCTTTTACCGTGCGCTTCGATAACGAGTTAACGGGGTGGAGTGGATCGCTTTCTTTGGAGGTTTCAAATTCAAACAACCTTTGTATCGCACCCTATAGCTAATGGCCAAACCCACAATAGAAATAGGAGGGGTAGAATATCCGCTTACAAACCTAACCAAGACACTTGAGAAGATAGGTAAGATGTGGCGTAAGAACGCACGTATATCTTTAAGGAAACAAGACAAGGTTAATACGGGTGCGTTGTACAATTCTATGCCCGTAATTATTGGGGAAGATAAAGACGCATACTTTGTAGATATTACCCCACAAGTTCACTACTGGGAGTTTGTAGATAAAGGGGTGCAAGGTGCAAGTAGAAATATCTTTTCAAGACAATCGGAATCGCCTTTTAAGTTTGGGAGCGGAAAAGGCCCAAGGGGTTTACGTGGGGCAATAGATAAATGGGTAGTACAAAAGAGCATAGAAGGAACACGCGATGCACAAGGAAGATTCACACCCCGTAAGTCTTTGGTCTTTCTAATTTCAAGAGCCATCTATAACCGAGGGTTAAAGCCTACCTTCTTTATCTCCGATACTTTAAAACGCCTAAAACCAAAAGCTATGAAGTGGTTAACAACGGCAATAGGAAAAGACGTAGCAAACGCAATAAAATTGAGCTTATCAAAGAATAAAAACTTAGACGTAAAATAATGGCTATTACAAATGAATACGGACCGAGTACGGGATATGTACACGGGGCCTTCGAACCTATAACCTTTGTAGTTACTTCTACCAACTACCCAGGTTCTTACTTTAAATATAAGTTTATAGCTGATATATACGTAGAAAGCAACGACTCACCCTATGCTTACGAACTACAAGCAAGGATAAAACTACTGCCTAACCTCGCGGGTGCGGGGGTATTTCGTATAGATAAGATAGTAGCTGACTTTGTATCTATCACTACGGGCGATCCGTCGCCATCTTCTTTATATGGGTTTGTTTCTGAAACTATTCACACTTTGGGTTCTAACGCCACAACCAAAATTTGGACTCAAAACGGAGGTAGCAACTTCCGAAAGATTAAAGTAAACTTCGGAGAAGAATACGCTACCGCTGCCAATCTAACCCCTACCGTTTATGCTGACGAATTAGTAGACCAGTACGTTAGTTGTGTTATGAGTGCGGGAATGCAAAGGCCCCAAACTTGGGACGAAGGGGGGGTATATACTACGAATACGGGGGCAGAGCAAAGTTCTGTCTATTTATCGGACTTCTTCCCTACCGCATCAACAAAAAAGATTCTAAGCGATAGGGTGGTGTCTTCGGACTATACTTCCACTTTGGCTTCTAACGTTAGCGTAATTAATCAAGAGGTATCAAACTTTGAATGGAGAACGTTGGGCGTATTAATGGCGGGAGCCGCCCCCATAAGTTCTACCGCAGTAAGTGCGTATGTAGCTTTATATGATTCAAGTGACTCTGTTCTTGACGCGGCGTTTTTTACGGCAAGTACAAGCGGTGGAGTAGCACCCGCTGACTCAGACCACGACTTTGAAAAGTTGCAATACTTCGGCGTAGGTCCACAAAACCTAACGGCCCAAACCATAGACACGGGATTCACTACACACTTTAACGCGGGAACGGTAGCCTACTACGAAGTCTTCTTTATGGACGATAGCTCTACCGTACCTTCTAACGCCACAGTATCTACTATGGCATCCCTTTGCTACCGCTTTGAGGTTAAGTCTGCCTCGTGTATTTATAGGTCTTTAAACGGGACGAATAAATATAACTATGTGACTTTGGCTTGGCAGAACTCACTCGGTGCTTGGGACTACCAAGCGTTTGCTTTAAAGCACCAAAGGACCACGGGGAATATAGAACGCAAGACATTTGACCAGGTGGCTGGAAATTGGGAAACGGCGACTACGGGGATACAATTTGCATACCGAGGCGATGAGGGTGGACTGACCACCACGCAAGTTACGGCGCGTCAAACTATGGTAGCGCACACCGATCTATTCAACGAAGACGAGGTGGACTTTTTAGAGAACCTTTGGTTGTCCCCAAAAGTGCAACTACTCAACTACGATGGTTCGGCTATCCCGATAACTATAACGGGGAAGAACTGGGTAAGGAAAAACAACCTCAACGAAGGAGGGCCGTTTACTTATCAAATCAATTTTGAATATGGCAAACAAAGACCTACGGTACGATGATTGAGTTATTCGGTTACAATCAAAAATCTCAAGACCCTTTCTTATTAGATATTCAGAATCAAGGGGAGGTATCTTTAAATTATGAGGTGGGGGATATAGGGGACTTAGTGGGCCGCAGTAGTCCCTATAGTCAGACTTTCACCTTGCCCTTTACAAATAACAACAATAAGTTCTTCCGTCAATTCTACAACATTAACGTAGAAACAGATTTGGTTTTAACTACGGACTACGCCGTATTCGACCCCAATATAAAAACGCCTTGCGACATTCGTGTAGATGGCATACCAATTATAACGGGATCGTTTCAACTTCTCAAGTGTTCCTTAAAAAGTCGAGTATACGAAATTGTCGTGCTTGGTTCTGAGTCGGATTTCTTTAATTCTTTAGGCGATAAAAAACTTATCGACGCCTTTAGGCTTTCCGCTTCTTCTTCTTCTTTAGTAGACACCTACAACGTTAATATAAACGATACAAATATTGTAGACTCTTGGAACTTATCTAATGACGTAACCGAAGGAAGTGTAGGAGCGGGTACTATTGTTTTTCCTCTTATCGACTACGGCCTTGTCGGAGACTATAACTTTTTATATTTAGAACTGGATAGTATGGGTTATGGTGGTTTGTCAGAATCGGGATTTCTACAACCACAAGACCTAAGACCTTCTATCCAACTTAAAGCTCTTTTTGACCTTATAATAAAAGAGGCGGGGTTTTCTTTAACTAATAACACTTTTCTTGCTTCCGATGCTTGGACGAAGGCTTATATGACACTTGGAACGGATCGGGAGTCTACTGCAATAACTACGGCCCACCAAAGCCAGGTTGCAAATACTGCAAGTGCTACAATCAAAACTTGGGGAAGTTTAGGGGAGGATTCGGGTTCGTGGCAAGAAATTCTTTTCCCTAACCAAAGTGGTGCGGGGTATGGTAGTAACCCACCCTCTTTATATGACTCAGGCGACGACTGGAATGTAGGGGGTGAGTTTATAGTACCTTATAATGGTTCGTATTCGGGAATCTTTGTGACAAGGTGGAACACGGGTCCTTCGTCTATCGCACAAGGTGCAACGATAAAAGTAAATGTAGCTACGCCCGTGGCAGTAGGTGGCGCAATTAGCGAGGTGTTTGCTTCCGCACCACAAAGCTATGAAGGCAACGACGGAGGTTTACCCATACTTAATACTTTCACTTATCCGTGGAGTGTTACGGCTTTGGCGGGAGAAAAGATTACTTTTTCGGCACAAGCCGTAGTAGAGTCAGGTTATAGCGTAGACCTTATTGCAAGTAGTACCTATGTAAAAATAGTAGGCTCTAACACTATGGCGGGAGAAGCGGATATCCCTTCCAATATGCCCGACATTTCACAAAAGGACTTTATCACCGATATAGTGCAAAGGTTTAACTTGGTTTTAATATCGGACACTTCTTCCCCTACCATCTTAACCGTTATGCCTTGGCAAGATTATATCGATCTTGGAACACGGAAAGACTGGACACAGAAAATAGACGTTTCACAAGAGCAGACAATTTCTACGACCACAAAATATAAGAAGCAATTAATAAGCTATTCCGACTTAGAAGACGAAGACAATAGGAACGTAAGTAACCAAGAAACTTACGGGAGTGTATTTGGAAGTTATACCCAAAAGATAACGGGGGACTATTTAACCGGAACGTTAGAAAACAAATCCGTCTTCTCACCATTTAGCGTAAACCCCGTACCCCGTCAAGACGATAGTTCTATAACCGACGCCCCTACTTTGCTTATCCACCAAGGATACTCACACGGCACGGGTGGGCCTCTTGCAAGTTGTAAACCGAAACTCTTTTATCATAACGGGTTAGAGTCTTTAAATTTTCAAATCTACGTAGGACAAACGGGGTCTTACAATTACCCCTTGTGTTTACCTTTTTACAATGCGGGCGATCAAATGGCCGTAGATTCTCCAATGCTATATTGGCAGTTTCAAACTCCAGGTAGTTGGGGCGGCCCTATTTTTGGCACTACGCCAAGTTCGGAAGGTTACTTTAAGCGGTATTGGCAAGAGTTTCTTTCTTCTTACTACGACAAATCGGCGAGAATTTTAGATTGTTCCGTTTACCTTACCGCATCGGATGTACACAACTTCGAGTTCAACGACGAGATAGTTATAGAAGACACCGCGTACAGAGTACTTAGAATTAGCGGTTTTCAACCATTTGCCAACGTACCTACCAAGGTCCAACTCTTAAAGAAAATAAACAACGTGGGGGCCTTGCAATTGCCTGACCCTTCCGACCTTTGTAGTGCTACGCCGTATGCGTGGTTTCCAAGTGGAATTGTAGGCTTTCAAGATAACGAAACGGGGGCAACCGTAGTAAGCGAAGAATGTTGTAATACATACCACTATCTTTGGATAGAAGACAATTGCTACTGGAACTATGGCGGTGGTGGCGGTGGTGCGGGTGACCCTACTACGGGCCTTGGGGGATGGAATCCACACGGAAGTCCTAACGATGGCACGATAGGAGGTGTGGCAGATGAAAAGGGAAAAGGAGGTTTTTCTTCTCGTAAAAGTAAAGGCGTCCCAAATATAAACCCAACCTTCGGGGAGCATTCTATACGTGGAAATAATATAGAAAGTCAAGCCAACTCAGTATTTAAAAACTTTGTTTACTATGCTACAAGCGAAGACACCACCACGCGTATAGCTACCGCAACGGGTATAGAGGCCACCAATTCAAGAATACCGATTGCCTACAATACTATGGCCCGTCTTACGATTCGGGCATTAAGTGTACAGACACACGTTCTATCAGGTGGATCGGGTTCTTATGGTTCTTCTTCTTTTAATGTTTGGACCTTTATGGTTAAGAACGTAGATGGAACTATCACCGTCAATACCGACGGAGGGGAACAATTAGACTTTAGACAAGCGGATGCCGACGCGGGAACGCGCACCGTCGACGTAGTAAGTGCGGCGGGTAAAGCGGGGTTTGCGGGAAACCGAGGGGTAAATATAACTTGTACTGGCCCCGCCGATTCTATTGTGGCATGGCACTTAGACTGCGCAGTTACCTACGTAGACTTTGGGTATCCTAAAACCCTAACGAATTTAATTTTAACCGAAGGCGGGGACTTTTTAATAACCGAAAACGACGACTATTTAGAACAAGAATGAAAGATTACATTAACAAAGTAGGCGAGTCTATCCCCAACGTTTTACGGATAGCACAAACCAAGGAAGTAATAAAAGACAAAAGCTCTTTAATTCTATACGGGTTTTTTGAGGATACGGGATTTAAAGGGTTTTTTAAGAAAATCAAACAAGGCATAAAAGCGAGAACAAATGGCTGAAAAGATAGAAGTAGGGGTAGTAGTCAAAGGCGCGGGTAAGGCGGCTACCGATATAAACAAAGTAGGTCAGGCGTCGAAGAACCTGGGTGGTGACTTAAAGGGAAACAATTTTATAGTTGACCAACTTACGGGAAGCCTTGACCAAATGACTAACGGGGCGTTTAGTGGGTTTAAGAATGCCGCGATGGGTTTAAAAACTTTCATTACGGGATTAAAAACAACCAAGACCGCAATTATAGCAACGGGGATCGGTGCGCTTGTCGTGGCCTTTGGTTTGCTTGTAACGTATTGGGACGATATTAAAGTTCTTGTAAACGGCGTAAGTTCAGAACAACAAGACCTTTTAAAGTACGCCGAAGCAACAAGGGACGCGGCACAAGACCAGTTAGATATTACCAACC